GCGACACAGTAAATCTTACATTACCTTTATTTACTAGAGTCGATATGGGTGAAGAATGGAAAGATAAATATTATAGTGGAAAATATTTGATAACAGGAATTAGACATATACTAGCTGGAGATCAGTACACCACAGATTTAGAATTAGTCAAAGACAGTTTCAATGATGTTTTACCATCAGAAAAACCAGTATTGTCAGGAGGCGGCGGTAAATGAATCTTTTTACTGGTACAGAAGGGTTGGTCTGGTGGCAGGGTGTTGTTGAAGATGTCAACGATCCAGAGACATTGGGCCGAGTTCGTGTCCGTATTTTTGGATTTCATAGTGATGATAAATCAAAAATTCCAACGGATAAATTGCCTTGGGCCGCACCAATTATGCCTATAACTAGTGCATCTATTGGTGGGGTGGGACAATCGCCAACAGGTGCTCTGCCTGGCGCATGGGTTATGGGATTTTTTCGAGATGGTATGAATGCTCAAGATCCGATAGTTTGGGGAACTGTTTATGGTAAACCAAATGCAACTTCTTTGAGATCTTCTGATGGTTTACACCCACCGGCAGATGGCGAATATGTCGAAGGTGGTACTAAAGTTGACCAGAGTGATGTAAACCCTCTAGCAACTGGAGCTGGGACTGATACAAGCTCCAGTGACGCAACTGCATCAAACGACCACCATAATAAGGGAAATGATAGCGCAAGTCCAGATCAATCCGGCACTCCAAATGATGCAGACAATAGAGAACGCCTTTCAAAAATTACGACTAAAAATGGAAAAAGTACTTGGGTTGCGACTATCTATGCAAAGAATTTTCAAAACTTTATAAATGAATTTGAAAGAACGCCTGCACCAAATCATCCAAATGGATATACTATTTATAGTTTGGGAGGATACGTCCATAGACAAAGTAGAGGTTCTAAAAAATGGAGTTATCATGCTTCTGGTGTTGCGATTGATATCAATCCCGCTGAAAACCCATACCAAAAAACATTTGAAAGTGATATGCCAGCAAATACCTCTGCAATTGCAAGGAAATATGGCCTTGGTTGGGGTGGTGATTGGAATAGCGTCAAAGATGCAATGCACTTCAGTGTGGCGAAAGGCGAACGTGGTTCTGTACCAATAAAAAGAAATGGTATTGTACCAGACCCAGAAACAGGAAGTCAAGATTCCAAAAGTACCGGATCTTCGGTTGAAGGTTCTCCTTTGGAATATTCACCTTCTGTATCAGGTCCTAGTGGCAACACTGGAACTTATGACAAACCTGAACCAAAATCCAATGAAAATCAAACCGCTCCTCCTAGTTTGGATGTCAGTGAATGGAAAAGTGCAACCGATTATTCGGAGGGAGACTTAGTTCGTTCTCCACAATTGCAAGAAAATCAAATTGGAAGTCTACCTCCATATACATTTAGGACTGGCATCATTACAGCTGCTGCTGCAATGCAGTGTAGCGCATTAGACTTTGGTACTGTCATGTCTTACGAGATGGGTGGTAGATGGGACGCCAGACGCATAGGCCCAAAGACAGAGGCGTGGGGCCAACATAGGGGTGTAATACAATTTGGAGAAATACAGGCAAAAACATACGGTGTTGATTTTAGTACGGAACAAACAGCAATTGATACACAACTTGGTCCTAACGGTGCGGTTGTAAAATTTTTACGGGCTCACGGCGTAAAAAATGGAATGGGTAGATTAGAAATTTATTCTGCAATTAATGCTGGTGGTGTTGGAGAAAAATACTATGGAAGATCAGATGCGGCCGCTGGAGGTGCAAAGGGAACTGTTAGAGACAAAGTTAATAATCAAATGGGTGGGCATGAAGCAAATGCCAGGAGATTATTGAACAGCAAAGACGATGGTAAATACATAGAACAAAAAGTTTACCGAGCAGTAAAATCTGGAACATCTAGTGCTGGCGGAACTGGACCGGCTTCATCTAAACTGAAAGATGGAGATGTATTGTGGGAAGTTGCTCCAGAAGAATTTCAGAGTGCTTCTAGGAACACTCAAAATGCAGCATATGAGTCTGAGGCCCCATCTTCAAGCGATGGTTATTCTGTAGCGCCCCAACAAGCAGGCGGTGGGGGAGGCCAACCAAAACCCACATCTGTGCAGAAAAAGATATCCGATCAAGATACAACAGATTTGTTTCAAGAACCGGATAATCCGTTTGCAGCAAAATATCCACATAATAAAGCACTATTCACAGAATCGGGACACATTCAAGAATTTGATGATACGCCAGGAGCTGAAAGAGTACATACTTATCATAGAGCTGGAACTTTTGAAGAAATACATCCAGACGGTACTAGGGTTGTAAAGGTAGTAAAAGACAATTACGAAATCATTTTTGGAGAGAATAATATTCATGTAAAGGGTACTGCAAATGTTGTAGTAGACGCTGATGTAAATGTCAAAATAGGTGGAAATGTAAATGTAGAGGTTGGCGGAAAAATCGACACTACAAGTGGTGGGAATACAACTATCAAGGGCGCTCAAATTCATCTGAATCCATAAGGAAATTAAAATGGCATATGCAACAGAAACAAACAGAGATTTCGATTTAAAATTTATGAAAAACCCCATTAGTAATGATGTGGTAATGAAAATAGATAGACCAAATCTGGCCAGATATCCTGCTATAGAGCAGAGCATCACTAATATATTGATGACCTCTAAACTGGAAAGAAAGTTTATGCCTGCATTTGGCGGAAATGTATTAAAGACTTTATTTGAGTTAATGACTGATTTTGACAAAATCAGTGTACCGGGCGAGATAAATATTAGAGAAGTTATAAAAATGTCACTGAAAAAATATGAACCTAGAATTACAGTCGAAAATGTTGTTTTTGGTGATTTTAATGAAGATAGTAACTCAAATAAACTAAATATCACCATTATGTATTCAGTACCACCCGTTAATGAGGTGCTGTCATATACGCTAGGGATTAAAAGAGTAAGATAAATGGCAAAAAATATTCAAATTTCCGAATTAGACGTTTCAAGTATCAAAAGTAGTATAAAAGAATATATGAAAAGTGATCCTACATTTAAGGATTATGATTTTGAAGGCTCTGGACTATCAACTCTCACAGATCTTTTGAGTTATAATACCTACTACAACTCTTTTTATCTTAATATGATATCTAACGAAATGTTTTTGGATACTGCTAGGTTGAGAGATAATGTTGTAGCTAAAGCAAAGTTATTAGGTTATACGCCGTCTTCTGCCCGATCAGCTGAGGCCTCACTGTCATGCACATTTGAAATTGTTTCGGACTACGAAGATCCATCGGATTTTGGCAGTATAAAAATTGATAATACTTTCGTATTTTCAAAAAATAATAGTCAAACATATGAAGAATATAAATTTATTCCAAAAGTGAGTAGAAGTGTATCTCGATCTTTTGCGCCCCTAATACAACGCGATGGGACATATAGACATACATATGAAATTTTTGATTTAGAAGTTATCCAAGGATCATTTGTCGAAGAAAAGATAGTAGTAGATACTACAGATCCAAATCAAAAATTTCTTATGTCCAATTCCAATATTGATACAAATACATTAAGAGTATTTATTCAATCGAATGCTACAGATACTAACTTAACAGAATTCAAAAGATCTGTTGATACAATGTCATTGTCAGATATTAGTAAGGTCTTTTTCTTGCAAGAGTCGTATGAAGGAAAATATGAAATTGTTTTTGGTGATGGAGTACTAGGTTCTGCTATTTCAAGTGGAAATATAATTACTATGAGTTATGTGGTTACTAAAGGTGCAGCTGCAAATGATATGACAGGAAATTTGAAACTTATTTCTTCAAATAAAAATATTAAGTCGGCGAATATTCAAGATAACTTGCAAATAATTGGAAGAAGTTATGGCGGCGCAGACAGAGAATCTACAGATTCTATTAAATTTTATGCTCCGAAAACTTTTGAGGGACAGGATAGAGCTGTAACTGCTAGAGATTATCAGACTATCATTCCTAGAATTTATCCACAAGCATCATCTGTTAATATTTGGGGAGGCGAAGATTCTGATCCGCCCGAATATGGAAAAGTGTTTATCAGTATCAAACCAAATTCGGGATTTTATGTTTCTGCTCAAGAAAAACAATCCATAAAACAAAATTTAGTAAAAAATTACTCTGTACTGACTTTGACTCCAACCATTATCGATCCAGACTTTATAAAATTGAAAGTAACAACACAAGTAAAATATGACAACGAGTCTACAATGTTGGATGAAGCTACATTGCAAGATATTGTTAGAAGATCTATCATAGATTATGATATGAATATGTTAAACGATTTTAATAGTTACTTTAGGTATTCTCAGTTCTTGGCTAAAATCGATCAATCAGACGAATCTATAACTAACAACTTGACTGAAATATTGATGATTAATGAGAAACAAGTATATTTGGATACGTCTGTTAGTTACAGATTTCGATTTAATAATGCTTTAAGACCATCTACTTTGTATTCGAAAGCATTTTATATTACTGGAAACGAAAATGCATATTATCTCGATGATGATGGCCTTGGTAAAGTAAGATTTCATACTATGGATCTCAGCAGAGAAAAAGTTTATAATCCTTTATATTCTGGAACAATAAATTATGAAACAGGAGAAATAGCCATTCCTGAAATTTCTATAACAAATTTGGTTGGAACTTCTTCTACACTAGGAGTGGTTGTTCAGCCTTTAAATAATGATATATTTCCAGTAAGGAATCAAATTATTTTACTGGATTTTGATGAACTCAATATTACAATGCTAGAAGATACCGATGATTTTAATGAAAATTATGACATATCATCACAAAGAGTCGTGGTATCCAGAAATACCACAACTACATATAATAATACGTCTATGTCTGTTACATCGGCAACTGGAACTTCATCTATTACCAGAACATACTCCGACTCTCCTTCTGCTGGTACTTCGGGAACAAGTAGTGCCGGCGGATCGACCAGCGGCGGATCGAGTACTGGCGGATCAAGCAGTGGTGGATCGAGTAGCGGCGGATCAAACAGCGGCGGCGGATACGGTGGTGGATATTAAAAATGAATAAAACTAATATTTCAAATGTAGCAAACCATATAAAATCTCAACTTCCAACCTATATTTCTTCTGATGAAGATTATTCTAGGTTTGTAAAATTTTTAGAGTTGTATTATGAGTGGATGTCTCAATCAGATAATCCGTCCGGTGTTACTGGCGATATTACAGAATATGGCGATATTGATGATACGTTAGAAATGTTTGTTTCATTGTATAAAAATGAGCTCGCTTCATCATTTCCAAATGTTGTAAAAATAAAAGGAACTAACGAAAAAAATTCCGAAAATGTAAACCTAAATCAACTAGGAAATGCGGCCGAAACTGCTACAGAAAGTTTGTATGACCAAGAATTTTTAATGGATGGAATTGCAACATCTTTCAAACTCAATTATTTTAATCCTTTCTATTATTTCGGCGAAACTGATGCGACAACTGTTGTCGATGAAATTGTGGTATTTAAGAATCCCGCAAGTGATGTTGCTAATAGAGGCGATGGTGATACTTTACAATCTTACATTGATTCTTTGACCCCACCAGATGTAAGTCGGACCGGTTCCACGGGCCATTATGTAAAACTGGTTGAAAATACAGATTATGTCATAGAAGAAAATTTTATTAAATTTATTGACTCTAATGGCGATCCTGATACTTTGATATCGAATGATATAGTAAAGGTAAGATTCTATGTAAAAACGTACTTGGATGTTTCAACAACACCAGACACAGAAGATGGTGTTAAAAGATTAGTTGAGTCCACTGGCGTCAAAAAAACTACTTACGAAAATCAAAGAAACTTTCTAAAATTTATGAAAGATTTTTATCAATCTAAGGGCACAGAAAAATCATATGATTTTTTGTTTCGAGCTATTTTTAATGAACCAATAGAAATTTATTATCCAAAAGATAACTTATTTAAAGCTAGTAATAATATATGGGAGAGTTCTACATCTGTACGCGCTATTCCCCATGAAGTTAATTATGATAACCCTGCAATACAGAATCCTTATAGAATAACAGGAAAAGTGTCTGGTGCCACTGCCACAGTCGAATATTATAATGACTTTGAAATTGGTAGTTATGATGTTAGAGAATATTTTATAACAAATGTTTTTGGTACTTTTCAGAGCGAAGAAGATATAATAGTTGCCCAACAAAATGGCACTACATTTGAAGAAAAATTATATGAATGTGTTGTAGGGTTTGATATTATAAATGCGGGTACGGATTATTCCAGAAACCAACCCTTACATTATAATTTATCTTCGAATGGTTCGGGACAAGGTTTTGCTGCCGTAATAGATCACACAACAACTGGCAAAGTAGAAAGCATTGATATTGGATCGGCCGGCGATGGATATATCGATGGAGAACATATAGAATTTGTACACACAGGATCTTTGGGATCTGGAGCCTCAGGAATAGTGAAAAACACTAGTGGTTTGACCACTGAATACGGCGTTTTGTTTAATCAAAATCCATCTTCTAGTGAGTATATTGCAAACGGGCCGCAAACTATATTTGATATTGGATTGTCTGGTGATGTTTATCACGATACTGCAAAAAATACAGTGGTAAGTATTGAAAATATTGATTCTAAATCTAGTTCAGTTTTTGCGTTATATGATTTTGAGGGTATTGATAATTCTATTATCACTGTGAAGGATGGCACCCGATTTTCTGGATTAATACCAGATTTGAAATCAAATATGAACGGAATTCGGATTGAAACATCCTTAGCGTCAACTGTATCGCCGCCGTATAGTGTTGCTAATATTAATCCGACTGATGATTTGGATACAAGATATCAACATGATTTGGTACTGACTATTTCTAGTGTAGATTCAAACGGCGCTATCACTGGTGTGAATGTTGAAAATTCTATTAATGGAATAACAGGAGCTGCGTTGGGCACTAAATCTGCCGGTAAAACATCGACAAATTCACAAGTTTTGCCTTCACCAGTAAATTTAATAAATCAATCCGGTAAATATGAATCTGGTAACGGATTCAACGCTAAATTTGATATATCAATTACTGATAATTCTATAACTACTATTGATTTGTCTAGTGGCGGAACTGGTTTTCAATATTTGGTGAATGATGTTTTAAAAATAGATGGCAGCGCTTTTGGAGAAAATGGAAATTCTGGTACAAATGATGTTTTTGTAAAAATAACAGCGGTATCTAATGGAACATCTTATCCTACTGTTATCCAAGAAGATTTATCAAATTCTATCGATGGATATTCTACCACATCTATCAGTGGTCAAAATGCTAGTTTCAATATTTCAACAGGTATGAATCCTTATCCCAGACTTTTCTCTGTTATATCAAATAACACACCACTTTCTGTCGGATATAAACAGAATGATGTTTTTATAATTCCTGGCGATTTAGTTGGCGGCACGACACCAGAAAACGATATTACCATTATAATCGACCAAGTAGATTCTACAGGAAGAATAGAAGAATTTTCTTTTAGGGGTATATCTCCGGTTGGGATAATATCTACTTTTGATTTGGTAGGGACACCAGTTTTGCCGGATGTAATGTCTACATATCACAATCCGATTTTTACTTTAACTCAATATAATGCAACCCTTACGGCTGGCGAAAATGCTGTGTTTTTTGTTAGAAGAAATGGTACATCTTATATAATTTCAGAGCCCAGTTTGTCGGAGAGAGGTAAGAATTATGTAGTTGGCGACTCAATACTTATAGATGGTGCCCAATTGGACGGTGCCAGCACTACAAATGATTTGAGTTTTGAAATTTCTTCTATTGACAGTAACGGCGGAATCACAGGAATCACCAATATAACCGGCGTTGCTGTAAATGCATTTTCTATTACCAATCAGTTCGCCAGATCTGTTAAAGGTAAAGATGCAGAATTTGATATTGCTATTACAAACGATCTATATTCTGCAAGTGTTAGTTCTGGAAAAGGTGGTACTGGATATAACATAGGACAAATTTTGACTTTCAAGGGATCTACTTTAGCCAATCAGTGGGTTAAAACTGGATTTACTTCAAAAATAAATCAGGTCGGTGAAAATGCACTATTTACTGATTCTGGATATATGAGACTTTCCGATATCGGTGAAACATTTAGAAAAAATTCTACAGATGGTATTACTATTGATTTTTGGTATTTCCGAAAAGGTACTGAAATTAGTGGTACTTATGGTGGCGCATCTATATTTTCTATAAACGATGCGGTCGGCGGCACACAAAAAACATTTTTACAACAACTTCCAGATGGTACTTTAGAATTTGGAAATGGGACTGTATCGCAGACTGGCTCAGCTATTTCTTTTGGCGACTGGCATCATATTGCAGTATTTTTAGGACCAACAGAATCTAAAGTTTATGTCGATGGACAAGACTATATTGCAATCGCCAATGGTAGTTATTTTGATATTTCAGAATATGGAGAGTATACAGAGACAATCACTATCGATTCCACAAACACGACAGGTATTACAAAATCATATGACCCAAACAGTCTTATCGAAGTTGGTGTAACCTATACAGCAAATTCTGCACTAGGAATACAATATTTACCATCGAAGTCTATCACTGCTACAAACGGTACTACAATCGTTTGGTCGAATTTATCAGTGGGAGATGTGGTTACTCTAACATATTCAAAACCAGTAAAGAATTTTTACTTGGGTGCTAGACAAAAAGTAGATTCTTCGTATTCCATAGAAGATTATAATCATGCTTTCTTTGGAACTCTCAGATTTACAACTGGCCAGAGATATCAGGAAGTATCTGGTTCTATAGAAGATACCGGAACAGATAATTCTATTTCTGGTGTTGGACTCAATCCGATTTATGTAAATCCGATTCCCTCTGTTCAAACAATTCGTGAATCTGCGCCATTAAAAGTTACATTTAAAGTGACAGAGTCAAATAAATCTGCATTTTCTATGATGTTCGATTTAAACGAAACTCCTAGAATTACTAGAAGTGTAGATTCTTTAAATGGTTTGGGCGAAACTGTTACGACTACTACAGATTTATTTGGGCCAGGCGAAACTGATAATTCTGGTAATCCTATAACACCTCAGTATACATTGACTCAGTCTTTAGATTCTGGTGGTAACGCTATAAGTGGTATGGGCAGTGGAATCGCATTTTCACCAGACTTGGGAATAGATGAAGTAATAGAAATAAGTTATTTGAGTGTTCTTGAAGATAATGTAGAATATATTATTCGCAATGAAAATCATCCTGTGTCTGCTAATAAAATTTCTTTGCGAAAATCCGATGAAAATGGTATATATTCCACCTATGCTTTACCGGACGGAAATTCTTTAAGGGTTAATTGGTCTTCAAAACCTAGATCAGAAATTAATTTGGTAAGTTTACTCACTGCTGGAAATAATTATAAAAGAAATCCATATGGGTATGTTAAAAACAAAACTAACGGTTATAAATCACAAGGCTCTGGGGCTTGGTTTTTGGGAAAAGGCAAGGACATCGGTAGGATAGAAAGTTTTGAAATCAACGGAAATAATTTTCAGTCAGAACTAGATGGGTTTGGTGTTGATTATACTACTGCCCCAGTAGTCGACCTAAGTTCGTTTGGTGATGGGCAAGCGGTTGTTACAGTGTTGACAGGCCCACTTTGCATTAGGCGTGGAGAGTTTTTAAACAAACAAGGATTTTTATCTGATGACAACAGATTATATGATGGTTACTTATGGCAAGATTTTTCTTATGTTGTTAAAGTTGGAAGATATATTGACGAGTGGAGAAAAATCGTTAAAAAAATTGTCCATCCAGCTGGATTAATGATGTTTGGAGAATATAGTATTACTACGGATGCCGTGGTCAGAAGGGGTGCCGGTGTTGCATGGGCTCAACTTATATATGAGATTATCAAAAATGTCAACATGAAAGTAAAAAACATGGACGGCCTTGGTCGATGGGCATATGGCGAAACCGATGGGCATTGGTATCCCACTTCGACAAGACAGGACACTAATTATCTAAATTCTCATGGAAACATTTTTAAATATGATAACAGACAACTCAGTGTAAATTCTACAATAGATGGAATGTATAATGGTGTCGGTGAAGGAGAGGTTTCTGATGATACTGCTGGTTCTACTTCTGTGGACAATGGTTCTGGTAGGTATGCTTTATTGCAGGCCGATGGTACAAATGCTTCTGATGGTTGGTGGCAAGTTAAAAAGATAGCAATAAACTTTAAAGAGGCTACTGGAAAAGATTATTCACATTATTATACTTCCAATCTTATAGGAAATACTGTCACTGTATATGATGTTTCTGAAGAAGATATGGTCGCGGATGATTGGATCAATACTCGACCTTGGGGAAAATTTAAAATTACTAGCGCTATGATAGATTCTTCAGTCGGCGAAAGATACGTTGTTTATGATGTCGATCTAGTTTCTAATTATACTCCCAACATGCCCACATGGGATAATGCCGCAAGTGGTGGACCGAATATAGTAGAATTCAGATGGGACAACATATTTAGAGGAAATGTGGACAGAAACGCGAATAGTTGGATAGGCTCTATTATGGATGGCGCCAATCCAAGAGATGAAAAAATGATAATAAATATTTCTGGAAGGTGGAATAATATATATGGAGATGTCCCAACACTACATACAACTTGGAAATCTTTGGAAAGATTTAAATTTTACTTTAGAGATATATATCCTTGGGATGAATTGACATCGTTATACTTCAGTCCTTCGGCAGAAATGACAGACTCGCCATATAACAGAAATAGAAACACAATACAAGGAAATGGGTTGATATATGTTGCAACGAAACATCCCAATTATAATATTTGGTATAGTGTTCCAACAGACGCGTCTGGTGACACTGTGGTCGCGGTCACTGACGGAACAGATCATAAATGGAGAAATACTGTTATTTCAGATGTAATAACAAAATCAGATAGAAAATACAGAGCAGTTCTTGATTCTACAGTAAAAATTTCACCCGTTTTTTTGATTATGTCAGAAGAAAATCCCTTGGCTAAAACTAAAAAAAGATTGGGCCCAACAAATTTATCTGTAGAACGATCTAAGTTTAACAATAGAGCACAATCAGGTTTGGATTATAATAAAAATTTGATCGATTTCAATACTATTGATAAATATTCGCCAGAAACATTACACGATAAAACTAACTATGCCGCAGAATCTTCTTTAATAAAATACACTTCGGCGCCGACAACTGTTGAAGAATTGAATGAAATTTTAGAAACATCAACAATCGACTAAAAAAGATTATAAATAATATAAAAATCATATGCAAAAGGTAAAACAATGGCAGCAATTATCACAAATAAACTGAGAATATTTAACGCTCAGGAATTCTTGCAATCTATAAACAGATCAGCACCAATTTGGAAAGCATCAACATCTTATGCTTTAGGAGATCAAGTCGTAAAGGATGGCAATCTATGGATAGCTTTAAATAGTGGAACAACTGGCGCGACCGGTCCAGTTCCTGATTCTTTAGTAGATGGTAATATTACTTGGTCATCTCTGGGCCACGCGGTATATAATAACCTTTACATGTCAATCGGTAAACCTACGCCTTGGTTAAATGATGCAAATCCGCCGACCCCAGAAGATTCTATCGGATATGGATATGCAGTAAAAACCGCAATTATAGCGATGAAAAAAGTATTAAAGGCTGATATGACTCTTGCAATTCCAAGAATCAATTGGTCATCGGGCAACGTATATACTATGTATGAGCACGATCTAGCAGAAGAGATTATTCCCAATTCGTATGTAATAACTGAAGGATCTAATCAATATAATGTATATAAATGCATTAACAATCAAAAGTTTGTAGATGATAGTACAACATCTATTGCAGTACAATCAACTGTAAAACCCACCTCTACATCGGTATCCGAAATAGAAACCACAGCGGATGGTTATAAGTGGAAGTTTATGTATTCTATTTCTCTATCAGATTCGTTGAAATTTTTGACAAAAGATTATATTCCAGTGACTAGAATTTCTTATGATCCTAATAATGATTTGTCAAATCTAACATCAGCAGATATTCAATGGGATATTCAACAGGCTGCAACTACTGCGCCAGGCCATATCAATCAAGTAAAAATAATGCCCAATGAGGTTGGCCAAGCGGTAACAGGTGGTTCTGGATATCATGCAAATATAGTTAGAACTGATATTGCTTTAAGTGGTAACGATACAATACATACCATAAATGGAGTTGATTCTGCTATGACAAATGATATGTATAAAGGATATCATATGGTAGACATCAGTAAGAGTCCACCAGAACAGGGCAAAATTTTAAATACTGTTGTAACGGGCACATCTGTAACTATTACATTAGACACGTCTCTATCAGGTGGTCCAAATTCTAGTATTATTATCGCGCCAGGTGTTACCATAAACAATGGCAATGGCAGTGGATTTTCAGCATATGGTACTGTGTCGAATGGAAAAATTTCTAATATAGTTATCACTAATAAAGGTACAAATTATACCTTTATCGATTCTGCTACTATTGATACGGATCATTTGCCTGCTCTATCATCGGGCGTTCCTAATGTAAATGCATGTAAAGTAAAACCAATCATCAGTCCCGAAAAAGGTCACGGTTTTCATGCTATAGAAGAACTTGGTGGATATTATATTATGATTGCAATGCGACTAGAATATGATGAACAAGATACTAGGGACGATGATACATCTACTAGCAAAACAAAATCAATGTTCCCTGTTTCGGGCACATCATCTATGTTTAGACAAATTGCAATTGTTGCAGATCCCCTTGAAAAAACATCTCTTATTTCTGCAACAAGCGATTCTTATAGAGGACCTGCTTATACAACTCCAAGTGCCGATGCGTGGGGAACAACAAATGAAACTACCTTTGATGTAGAATCTGGTTCTGGTAAAGTTTTATACACTGAAAATAGACAACCAGTATCTAGGGCCATAGACCAAATCGAAGATATCAAGGTTGTCTTTGAATTTTAATTTGTTTAACTAACTAATGAGAGAAAACACATATGACTTTAAATCTTAATGTCACCCCCTATTTTGACGATTACGACATAAACAAGGGATATCTAAAAATACTATTCAAGCCTGGAAATTCCATTCAGGCAAGAGAATTGACTCAAATGCAGAGTTTGTTACAACAACAGATTACTAATTTGTCGGATCATTTTTTCAAAGAAGGTGCGATGGTTATTCCTGGCCAAGCTGCGGTTGATTTATATGCTCAGTATGTAAAAGTTATGCTTCCCACTGCTTTACCATCTGCAAATGATTTTGTAGGAAAAGTGGTCCAAGGAAATAAAACTGGACTGAAAGCACTAGTCGTTAAACATGTAGATATTGTAGATGGAAATAGTGATGGAGATTTTACGGATTATGAGGTAGACGGAGACGAACCAACTACATTATATTTGAAATATCTCGATGGAGCTCCAGATTCAACTACACAAGTTAATACAGGTTCTGGATTAGTTAATATTGAAAATTCTGTGCCCGGCACCACATCGTTTACAGTTAATGGGGAGACTGTTACTATCGCCGCAGGCGCGACTGCTACATTTGTTGAGGGAGAAACACTAGTAACAACTGCAACAGATGGTTCTACTTTAGCTTGCGAAGTCATGTCAAATTCTGTTGTCTCTAGACCCATTGGTCAAGGTACGATTGCTTTTGTCGAAGAAGGTGTTTATTATATCAGTGGACAATTAGTAAAAATCCAATCACAAAGTATTGTTTTGAGCAAATATACCTCCGATCCATCTGCAAAAATTGGTCTGGATATTGCAGAAACGGTCATTACTTCTAATGATGACGATTCTTTGCTTGACACATCTTTGGGCAGCGTAAATTATAATGCGCCTGGGGCCGATAGATTACAAATAACATTGACATTAGTAAAGAAACCTTTTGATGTAGTAGACACAACTGGATTTGTCGAATTGATCAGTATTAAAGATGGAAAGATTGCTACTCAGGCAGCAAGAGATGAATATGAAATTTTAATGAAAACTTTGGCCAGAAGAACCTATGACGAATCTGGTGATTACACAGTCAGACCTTTTAAATTGGATATCAGAGAATATTATAATGAAGATAACAATGAAGGCGTTTTTGATATGTCAGATTTTGTATTTGACACAGATATTGAGGCCAGATTTTGGGCTAAAGATAGAATGCCAGAAGAATATGGAATGACTATAGATGGAGTTGGACAATCTCATCAGATAACTCAGCAAGATATTAGAAATTACCCCGATCAGGTATTGGACACGACTCAAACAAAATATTATCCGGGCCTCACGCATCAAAATTTAATCAATGCCGTCAGAAATAAAATTGCAATTGGTATTGAATCTGGCAAGGCGTATGTAAAAGGGTATGAAATAGAATCGCGGGCGTTGACAAAAGAAAGTAAATATCTTATATATGACAAAGCAAGAGAAATTTATAAGGAAAATAATGAATTTATTCCTGTGGATTTGGGCCCATATATTTTAGTTTCGGATGTTAAAGGTTTACCAAAAGTCAATAGTTCTGTTAATTTAGTTAATTGTCATATCGGTGCTGGTGCTGCGGAAAAATGGATTTCAGTTTCGGCTGATTCTGCAAACACTTCTCAAAATGCTGCTGGAGTAGTTGTAGATGGAGTCGCTGGTGAAATTCCAGTAAACATGTTCGAGAGTGGTACTCTGTCAAGCGGAGTTCTGGGCGCAAATACATATGGTATTGATATTGTTGGTACTGCAAAAGTTAAGGCATTCCATTATTATGATGACTCTAGTAGCGGTGCTCGTGGAAATAACTATACAACTTCAGATTTTAGACCGCCCATCACCGCGCAAGAAACAGCAATATATAAAGTATATTTGTATGATTTGGAATTTGAAATCAATCCTAGAACTGGTGGTGAATATGCCATATCAGATGCTAGATCATTGACTTCAATAGAAACTTATGGTGCTTCTAAAGTATATGATTTCGGTTCAAATATATTGACAAAAATGATAACAATGCAAACTAATGGTACATTTGACACAAAAACCATGTTGTATGAAAAAGATAATGATGCCATTCGGGGAATAGTTTATCATTATAATCAATATACTGGACTCTTATTGGTAAAACCATTAAATTCTGGTAATGCGGGTGGTACGAATGGCCAAGTCGGCGATTCTAATATTTTGCCAAGGGATAGTTTCAGTCTTAATAGAATAATTTTAGAAGCTGGTGGTGTAAGTTCATCTGGAACATTTACAAATAGTGGTAATTCTACAGATACTACTATCAGTGATACAGGAGTTTCCGCTAGACTTTTCAGTAAATCTGTTGTAACTGCATCCGAGGGTAGTAGTTTGGTATCCACAGGTAACAAATGGGTTCAGACCATACGACATATAGATGATATTAGTGGTACTGCTACAGTAGATACTCAATATTCAGTTATGAAACAATTTGTTGGCGTGACTAGTGGGGCTTCTGGTTCAGTAACTCTTACCTTAGCAGCCGCAGATGAATATTTTGAACAAACGACATCTTTATATAGTGTATGGCAACCAGCTAATGGAACAACTATCACCGCCGGTGTAGTAGGAGTTCAGTCGGGTTTCAGCTTCTCGGCGGACTTAAAGGAGGTTACTTTTAACACTTCTATATCAAGTTCGACTAGTTTAAATGTTTCAGTTCCAGTTAGAAAAACTCAATCTAAAGAAAAAATCAAAACAGAAAATACTCAGATATATATGCCATTCACATTGACAACATTAACAGGTGCAAATATAACAGGTATAAACTGGAATTCCATTGTAGCAACCAATGATACAAACAACACCAATACCTATGATACTGATATTGCCTCTCAGAGAACTACCTCTTCTGGTCAGTTACTTAGTACATTAACAGGTTTGGGAACCAGCACTACATTGAGTTTACCTATAAGTGAGTATCAACTGCATCATTCGGATGTGACTGAATTGAAAAAACTGTACGATACTTGTAATGTGAATAATTATGCGTATAGGGTAAGTGTAGATTCTTCTGATAAGAAAAATATTCACCAAATGTCAGAGTCAGAATTTGAATTTGCTCTGAAAGCATACAATTTTTGGGAACAGACCAGTGTTAGTCCGTTCGATGTAAGTTTACAGAATAGTACCAATACCATGACTTATGAATTAGTTGAGGCCGGTTTGACAAAGGATGGTATAAAAAATCCATTTTCAAGTGAAATTTTGACTATGTTTGTTTCTGGTACAACTGCGATTCCAAATCAGACGGATATTCCTGTTAAAATTAATGATGTTACCGATAGATATATTTTAGACTCTGGTAGTAAATCAAATGTTCTAGGACTTGGAAAGGTGAGTATTAGAGGTTCAGCCGAGGCTTGTAAAGGTCGTCCCATTTTGATATATTCATATTTGTCACATGGCGTTGGTGATTATTCTTCGGTAGATTCATATCTTAATTATGATGATATTGATTATTTTGGTAATGAGAGATTATCCGATTCCTTTGACTTTAGACCTGCTTTGGAATGGTCACAACTAGATGGTTCAGGTGGATTAGTTGGTGGCGGTTGGCCAAATGTCAGGGGTATCGTAAGTAATTCTTCTGGTGACTATCCCAGAACAGGTAGTGCTATTAGTGCAGATCTTCGTGCATATCTAGGTAGAAAAGATAAACTTTATGTCACACCAAAGGGAAAATTTTTAATAAAATATGGTAGTTCTTCATTGAATCCTATGTTACCCGATGATCCGACAGATGCCATGGTCATATACGAATTAGTGACAGAACCATATACAGTAGGTCCAGAAGCAATATCAGTTTCTATGATGGATAATAAAAGATATACTATGAGAGATATTGGAAGGTTGGAAAAAAGAATTTCCAATTTAGAATATTATACATCTCTCAGTCTTTTAGAAAAAGATACAATAGACATGAAAGTTACAGATGCTGACGGAAACGATAGATTCAAAAATGGGTTCATTGTAGATCAGTTTCAAAATCATAATGTCGGCGCAACAGCCAACCCAGATTATAGAGTCGCTATTGATGCTAATCGGTCAGAACTGAGACCTTTTCATACCTCAAAAAATGTCAATCTTAAAATCAACACAGTAGAGTCATCTGGGTATGCTCTTAAAGAACAGAAAGTTTACTTGCCATATACTAGCGAAGAAATTATGGCACAGGAAAAATCTTCAAAAACAATCAATGTAAATCCTTTTGCTATTTTCTCATTTAGGGGCAGTGTAAATCTCTATCCTTCAACTGACGATTGGAAAGAAACTAATCAGGCCCCAGATATTGTAACAGACAAAAGAGATGAATATGAGGTATTTAAACATTTACTTCCGGAAGATGGAGTTATGGGTACAGAATGGGGCGAATGGGAAACAAACTGGACCGGTTTAGAGCAAGGCACGCCCGTGCCGATAGATACTCGTGTTATACGGGACCCCGCAAAGTCAGGCCCTTGGTGGATCCGTCAAAACTTGATGAGAACACCGCAAACAAGAGTGGGTACAAAAACTCGATTGGGACAACTGACCACCGTTGCGCCTTTAGATAAAAGTGAAAATTATGGAACTAAAACTCTAAAAACTGAAGTGATTCCTTATATTCGTTCGAGAAATGTTTATTTCTCGGCTGAAAGAATGAAATCAAATACAAAATTGTATCCGTATTTTGATGGAGTATCAGTTTCAGAGTTTTGTGAAAGTACTAGAAAATTCACATTTACGGATACCAATGAGGTTATTGCTCAGTGGTTTAAAGATAATAGAGATGTGATAGTGGATAATAGAGGAAATGTTGGTTTGGTGGGAGACACCAGCGAACATAAAGTGAATGTATACGATGTTGATTGGATAAATGCAACTACTATTACACTACATGTGGGACCAGATAATGTATTTGCACAATTTGGTGGACGCGAGGGTTCGTATACTACTGGCGAACAAATGACTGTTAAATGGCCGGATCCAGATAGTCCAACTGGTCTTTCTGAAAAACGAGTCGGAACATTGCCTAGTGGGGATAACTTAGTAGCAGCAAATTCAGATCTTATAACAGATAAATCAGGATTTATTTCTGGAATATTCTCACTTCCAAATACTGGAAATATGAGATTTAAAACCGGCGAAAGAATTTTTAGACTATCGGATCAATTAAACAATGCATCTGATGCAGGCACAGAAGGTCAAACAACATATTCTGCAACTGGTATTATAGAAACTGTTGCTAATCAAATTGTCTTGACAAGAGTTCCAGAATTTACGACCACTGAGGTTGATTCTGGACCAATTCGCACCACCGAGCCGGCCGAGGCCCTTGATGATTGGAGTACAGTAGCAGGATGGTATGATCCACTAGCACAGACAATTATGGTTGATATGGATGGCGGCATGTTTATCAGTGCAGTCGACCTATTCTTTTCCACTAAAGACGATGGCACAACCTCCGATGGATTTGTACCTGTTACATGTCAAATTAGACACACTGTAAATGGATATCCTGGCCCTAAGATTTTGGGCGAAAAAGTCTTATATCCAAAAGATGTAAATATTTCTGAACTTGGCACAGAACCTACACAGTTTGTATTCCCTTCTCCAATTTATGTACAAGATCAAACGGAATATTGTATTGTTATCTTAGCAGAAACTCAGGGTTATAGATGTCATATTTCTAGGATGGGACAAGAAGCCGTTGATGGTAGTGGAATCATTTCTACTCAACCACATGCTGGCGTTTTCTTTAAATCACAGAACGCATCTACTTGGACAGCAGATCAAATGGAAGATTTGAAGTTTAGAGTACATCGTGCCGTATTTGATACATCTGCTCGGGGAGAAGTGATATTAGAAAACACAGAATATGATGATAACAATAATGATCTGTGGTCAAAAGAATTTGGTCCGCAAAGTATGAAAATAACTGAAAATTCATCAAAAATTACATTTTATGTCAATGATACTTCGGGACTTGTTTCGACAGACCGATGGTCAGGTCAAGGATATAACTACGTTACTTTATCAGATTTTCATGGAACATATGATGTATTTCCATCAGAATCTTTCAACGGCGACCACCTAGTTACAGAAACAACTTATGATACATTCACTATTGATATGAGAAATAGTTTTTATGCTCAGGGATCTACTACATTGGCCGCAGCTTACTCAGCTGCAGAATTGCCGACCGTGACAAATACATACACTCCAAGAAGCAATACAAATTTTGCCCCGAGGTTTATGGGCAATTTTAAATATGATCTAATGAAACCGACTATTCAAACAATAGAATTACCAAATACTAATATTTCTGCACAGTTCCGTGGATTATCTGGTACATCTCAAGATTCTAATAGAGTGCCGGGAATTAAAGATCCTAATTATCAGTATTTTGTACCCAATAAAAATATTGAGTTTTCTTCTCCGATGATGATGGCAACAAATACAAATGAAAGACTTTTCAACACTTCTTCTACTGAGATTGATAAAAAATCATTGGCGATAAAATTAAATTTGACTACGGAGTTTGATAATATTTCTCCTGTTGTCGATACTCAAAGAATGAGCGCAATTCTTGTATCAAATAAAACGAATAGTCCTTCAAATACAACTGCTGGACAGAGAGGATATGTTAATACAGGATTCATTGCAGAAACAGAACCCACAGGTGGTTCTATTGCAACTAAATATATGACAAAAGAAGTTACTTTAAATCAGGCTTCTACATCTTTGAAAACTATTGCGTCCGTAATCAAACAGGCGCCATGTGATATTGATTTTTACTACAGAATTAAAACTTCAGAAGAACAAGTTTTTTTAGATAGACCTTGGGTATTAATGGAAAGACCAGATGTGTATAGTAATAATTCTGCGAATGAAAATGATTTTAAAGAGTTTGAATTTGATTTGCAAGATTTGCCAGAGTTTACTTCTGTATCAGTAAAAATTGTAATGACAACTACAAACTCTTCTATTGTTCCAAGAGTAAAAGACCTAAGAATAATTGCATTGGCGAGTTAAGATATGAAAAAAGAAAAAATAAAAGTACAAGACCACGAAGATTATGTGAGAGATAATTCTACAAATGCAATTATCAATACCGATGTAAAATCTTATAAACAACATATGAAGAAAATTAACGCAAAGAGACAAACAAAAGAAGATATCATAGATTTGCAAAATGAGATGTCAGAAATAAAAGAACTTTTAATAAAGATATTGGAGAAAAAATAAAATGGCCGTAGAATATCCAGACATAGAAACTGTTTTAACCACAGATACTTTCGAAGTATGGCGTCAAAAAACTAATGCTATTACTACATTTAACAGTGCAGTGAAGGATAACATTGGAGATTTGAGCCTTCTTAGTACAGAAGATAAATTTTCTATTGTAAATTCAATCAATGAAGTACACAATGATACTGATGTAGTTGGCGCATTAATTGGTGATTTGACCCTTTTAAATTCTGATATAAGTGCTGTAGATTTAGTTTCTGCTATCAATAAAAATTATGAGTATCAAAAAAATAATACTGATAGTCAAATTTCTACAGAAAAAACAAACCGAGAAAATGCGGATATTGCGATTCAATCAGAATTAGATAGAACTCAACTATCAATGGGTATTAATGCTGACGGTACGTTTACAACATTTTCTGATGCAACATATGTGAATACATCAACCAATGTTCGCAACGCAGTAGGTACTTTAGATACTTCTCTGAAAAGTACTTCGGACTTGTTAGGCGCATTAATCTCATCAGTGGGTGCTGGGTCTAATGGTCTTTTAGATATACCAAAATCTGTAAATTACATCGACCCCACCGAAGATATCAAAGATAATATAGTTATCCTTGACAGTAAACTTAATAGCGTTGCAAATGATGTGGCCGGTTTTCCTGCTCTTGCCGAAGGGAATACGAATAAAATAGACAATATTATTACATCTATAGGCAGTGATGCAACAGGAACTATATCCGCATATGACCCAGCATTATTAACAGCAACAGCGAGTGATTTATCAACTAATATTAAGTTGTTGGATAATAAAATTGAATTGTTAGATGCAAAAGATACTTCGATTGACGCAGAAATTGCAAATTTGACTAGTATTGTCGGTGGAACAGATGGGAGTATTGCTGCGGCATTGATACCTCTCAATACAAAACTTACAAATATCATCGCAACTTTGGGTACTATCAGTCAAGTGGGTGCAATGGTTGAGGCCGATATTACAGTAAGTGGCGCAAAAAACACTTTCGCTAATTTAACTAATATAAAAAGTAATATTAATTTACTGGATGCAGAACTTGATGCGATAAATGCAAGGGCTAACAGCCTTAATATTTCTTCTGTGTCGGGACTGCAAGCAGCACTTAACCTAAAGTCTCCAATATCAATAATTGGAGATATAGCAGATTTGTCAGATGGATTTCCACGAAAAAATACTATAGTTACTATTGTTGATGCGTTAAATGCATTAAATGATTCCGTGTCATCCATTGTCGCTGAACATATTTCTGGTACGGGTTTTGTCAAGAAAAATGGTGATACAATGACTGGCGGACTTAAAATTGTCAATGCAAGTTTGATGGTAGGAGAGGTGAATCAATATAATATCGCAGATGAAGTTTCCGGTAAAATCATTGCCACTGACGATTTAGAGGCATTTCGCGGGCGGCCGACAATACTTTGAAAACATACACACTGAGTTAATAAATAGATAAAAAAGAGTATCAAACATGGCAATACCAAATTCTGGCCCAATAAAAATGTCTGACATCATCCAATATTTGCAAAAGTTGGGCGGACAAAAAAGAATTTCTCAATATTATAGAAATGGTGGAAATGTAACAGACATCTATGATAATCGAAATATCCCAGAAAGCGGACCAATAAAATTTTCTGATTTTTATGGAAGTGGATTGCAATCTGAATATAATTGGCCAATTCCAGAACTTTGCACAGATGATTTTATAAGTTTTGCAAAAGGTATAGAAAATTGGGATCAGGTAAACGATTCCAAAACTGAATATATTGGAAGAAATGATACCGAAGCTTCAATGGAAATACCAGTTTACAATAAAGAAGGTGCAACCATAACAATCCCTGCATTAAAATTTGAAATAGATACTGAGCGTGGAAATGATCTGAAGTATGAAAGAATTTTAGAAAACACTTCTATTGAAGCTACAAATAAGGGATTGCCGACTGATACTTTTTCGCCAGGCTCATGGAATATGATTATTCCTAAAAAATTCAAAAGAATTAGAATTGTGGCAGTTTCCGGTGGCGGGTCTGGTAGTGTTCAAAAAATATCTTTGACCGGTCTAGAGATGGAGAATAAGAGAACAAAAGGTACTGTAGAAAACGGATACGATGGTGGCAATTCTACTGTTTTACATGACAATTTCAGAGTATCCGTCAGGGGTGGACATGGTGGCAATCAGGACGCGGAGGATCATGACCGCAGTCGTTATGATCAAACAACGCTACATCCAACTGGCCTTCAACAATCCAGCTTAGCGGCCGCAGGCCAAAGCTTTATAATTGGTGGAATTCCGACTTCATATGATAATAAATCAGCTGAAACACCTACAGAACATATAGCAATTGCCGATCATATGTTTGGTCTTGATGTGCCGGTTTTTGATGATGGTAGTAAATCTTTTGCGCGAAATAATTTTCCTATCAATATTCTATATGCTCCTCCGCTTCCACATGGCCGAAGACATCACAACATCTTTTCCCCATCGAACCTTGGCCAAGGTGAAGATTCGTTGTTTGGCCCAGGCGGCCAGCCAGGATCTGAATATTCATCATCATCGACACCGCAAACTGGACCTGTTGAGGTACTAGATACAAGCTTTGGTGCTGGTGGTGCTGCGGGGCAACATGGTGGACGTGGTTCAGATGAAACTGGATATACCGTCACTCAAGCTGGTCAGAGTGGTATCACTGGATATTTTGGTGATTTTGAGGTAAAGGGTGGTGATATTTTAAACATTCGTGTCGGCGCCGGAGGAAGTAAAAGTAAAAATACTTATAATGATTATGATGATATTCTCGGCCGAGAGACTCAAAGAATCTCGGAATCTGGTTATGGTGGCGATGGAATGGTCCAGATAATCGGTGGTCATGGATTTGCTCATTCGTCGTTGAGTCATCCTGGCTGGGTATTGGAAGATGAAGATGGTAGTATTATTGCATCTTCATATGCAGCGAGTGAATCATCTGAAGGAGTTACATTGCTTCAAGGATCGACTTCTTCACAGAGAACCATTACGTTAATGGGTCCAAATAATGTATCAAATCCAAGAATATATCGGTTAAGATTTAGTGCTAGAATTGGAAAAAGTGGCGATGAGTCAGTTAAGACAAGATTTTGTCACATAGGAAAAAAATCAGTAAAAGTACAACCACTCAAAACGATAGTAATGGAAAATCCACCTAATCAGGAATTATATGATAATCCAGACCTATCCCCAGATGTAGAACAAGTATCCGGAACTTATCTGCCAAGAGGTACAGATGATAATGAAATAATAGATAATTGGTTTGTCCCACAATGTAATATCAGTCTTACAGTAGTGGCTAACACTAGTAGGTATGATAGTTCAGCAACATTTACAAAATCACCACAGGGTGCTGTTTCACAAGAACGTGGCGGAGGCCCAGATAGTTTTGTATTGAATAAAACCACTCCGGTTGTAGAATTTACGATGGCTAAACAAGAAAAATATGTATTAGAAAAATCAGGGTTATCTTCTACTGCTTCAACTGTATCTAATCAAAATAGAATTGCAACATATCTCAGAAGTCGTCAAGAGTTTCAATTAGACGAAAAGAATGAGAATGACCAGAATTACTCTTCGGTAGATGGAATAAATACTTGGGAAACAGCTGATATGGCAGTTTTTCATTCTGGCGCGGGTGGATTCTTTTTAGGACTTGATGGAGCTATCAGTGAACCACCAATTAGTGCCTCACAGATTGAATATGATATGATTGGCGGTGGTAGAGGGGGAAATGGTCAGGGGTTTACGCCCGGCGGAGATTCCGAGGATGGGTATATCCAAGGCTATTTTGGATCTCCTGGCGGCACAGGTGGCGAGACAATTTTATCAAAAAATGGTGTGGTGATTGCAACTACAGGTGTTTATACTAACAATACTCAAATGGCTCCTTCAAACTGGAACAGTACTATCTATGGTAATGGCGGCCGTAGTCAGTCATTTAACTACCGGTCGGCCGGCGGATCACCACGCAGGATGCAACCTCTTGGTTGGACGCAATCGACTCCTAATGCCCCGAATGGTATAGTTAAAACAGGCACACTAGATGTGAAAGCTGGAGATGTGTTAGATTTCGTTATTGGACAAGGTGGTGCCGGCGGGTTTGGGGCAAGTTGGCCAGCATCTCGAAGTGTTGGAAATAATGATGATACTGAGAATTATACGGCAGTAGGTGCGCCGGGCGCGGGTGGACAATCTGGTGCTATCATACTTCAAGGGGTTACTTATACCGAGTCTGGTAGTCATACCGTAACAGATGAGTTACAATTCAATCAGTCCGTTTTAGATGGACAAGTAAATCCACTTGTTTTTGGAACCACTGGACATCCGATCGATGGTGCCATAACTTGGCCTTATCCTTGGTGGCGAGATTGGACTATCGGCGGCGGAAGAATAAAAGAACTCTTTGGTGAGGATCCGATAAGACTTGGCAAAGATTCTATGAATACTTGGATGTTTAATCGGATAGGCCGTTATATCACAAAAGAGCAACACAGCGGCATCTACACAACAACTCCTGACCCTTACGACCCAGATGGAAACGCACCATATGTAGGTAATTTTCCTGAGTTGTACGAAAAGTACTACTGGTCGTATCAGACGGGTAGGGATGATGATGAGACTAATGTTCGTTCAAACTGGCGACTGAAAAGCAATTGGAAAGAGATTGCACAAAATTCTGATCGGTTAAATTCGCCCTCACAAGACTTGAAAACCTTTTTTAGTTGTGGATATGTTGGAGATAAGACTATAGGGCCTGGCACAAATATTCCACATAACTATACTCCGCCGCCAGTAGTTGAAGATCCCCCATCGGTTCCAAAGAATGATCATATCTGGGATATTAATTTATGTTTCCTTGCCGGTACAATGGTTACAATGGAAGACGGATCTAAAAAGTCTATAGAAACAATAGATCTGGGCGAAAGTGTTAAAATTGGCGGAAGAATATTTGCTTGTGGTAAATTTTTAACTAATGATTTGCACGATTATCATGGTATCAAAGTTTCGGGATCGCATATGGTTTTAGAAAATGGTAATTGGATTCAAGTAAAAGATTCTCCCGATAGTACCTTTATTTCTGATGAAGTTGTGACTACATATAACTTTGGCACAGAAAATCGAAGACTCGAAATCGAAGGAATTACATTTACAGATTATTTCGAAATTGACGAAAAATTAAAACTAGAAAAATTAGGTAATAAGTATTTCGAAAATTGGACAGATGATATGATGGAAAGAAATAAAGAAGTGGTAGATATAATAAATGAATAAAAATGATAATTTTAAAGTGAGAGACTATGCCCCAGATAAAGATTATGATACATTAACAAATTGGTTTTCAAAATTAGATGATGGGAAGGGTTGGATAGCGCCAGATAAAAATTGGTTAGAAAATGGGTTGATAATAGATGGATATTGTGCTGCATTTTTACACCTCGCAAAAACTGGAAAAGGAAAAAATAATTTTGGATACCTTTGGCCGATAGTGTCAAATATAGAATCTAATGTTATGAAAAGAGACAGGGCTTTAGATATTTTATTAAAAAATATGACAAAATATGCAGAAAATAAAAATTGCAATTTTCTCTATACTACCATATCTACCCCAGCTCTTATAAAAAGATTGAATACTCGACACAATATGTTGATAGCAGAAACTAATATGACATCTTTAGTTCTACCACTTGGCTCACAAGACAATATATCTTTAGAATGTATGGTTAATGATGAATATATAGAACATTTTCCTGAATCTAAATAGAATTTAACAAAAAATATCATATAAATAAATGAGAACTAAAAATATTAGGAATTGATGCAAATGGCTCAACGGCAAATAACAAACATGTCTACATTCTCTAATTATGGAATGAGTAGAATTAGAACTGGATTTACAACTATAGAAGGAACTGCTTCAATAGATGGAAACGAAGTTGTTACCGGCGGTATGATGATGGCATTAGCCATTGACATGCAGAATCAGTGGGGAATGTTTAATGGTTCGCCAGACGCTGGTAATGAATTAGTCGATAATCTTGGGGCCCCCATAACTAAACAATTTTTTCAAGAAATAGGACTCACTAGTCCAACATCTACCGGAAATTATGCCGGTTCGGCAAACTATAGTCAATCAACACCATCATCGCCGTCTCAACATGTAATGTTATTCCAGACAACAACAGAAAGTCTTCCCAATAACGGCACAGTTTCTAGGGGATTGGATCAAAATTACAGAATAAGATTTGAATTGGATTTGAGGCCTCGTCTTTTTTATAATTTTTCGACATCTACCGGCGACAGAGAATTTGCAGATGAATTGTATCAACTAAATTTGAGAATGGATTCTTTGGGATATTATCATTACGCCGGCGGCAATCAAATAAACGAACAACTATTTAAACCAAATTCATACTACCCCGATAGCGTATATAGGGCAGATACCTTTATTTTGCCTAATTCTGGATTTCCAAATACTTCTGGTTGGGAAGATCAAATTGGTATTCCAAATCCTATGTACGGATGGTTCAAAGTTAATGTAGGTTGTTCGAATCAACTATTAGCTTCTGGTGATATTTCAGAGCCTCAATCAGATTCAAATGGAATAATAACACTAGAAAATGGATCGACAGTCGATACATCTATTACAAGATTTCCAGGCGAGTGCGTAGACTTGACATTTGAAGATGTTACTGTGTTGTCCGATCCGTCTAATACAGGGCCTTATTATGTTGAAGGAACTATAGTAAGTGATGATCCAAATCAACTATTTTACTATCCAGTGTTTTTAGATCAATATGCAGCAAATCAATATGATGGAGCAATCGCAAATACTGCTACTGCTATAAGTATAACAGGGGTGTCTAATACAAATCCTGTAGTAGTAACAACGAGCGCTCCACATGGATATACACAGGGTCAACCAATATCGTTTTCTAGTATTTCTCCAGCAATAAATCCGCTAAACGGTAACACTTACTACGCAAAACCAGTTTCGGGAAGTGCGAACGAATTTTCTGTATACATGAATTCAAATTGTACTATACCATTAAACGGAACTTCTTGGACTACTGCCCAACAATATGTTAGTGGTGGTAACTCTACTTCGGGAGTAGGTACATCTTCTGCAAAAATATTTTCTGAATTTCCATTATTGACAGTATATGTTCCCACTACGACACTTGATCCTGCTAATTCTGCATTATGGGGAACTGCTACTGCACCTACTTCGGTATCTGGATTTAAAAAATATATTAACAATCGGTCTCTTAGATTCAGAAATAAGAAAAAGGGTTCTGGCTGGTTTAAAAGATTTCCAAAAACGGAACCATCATTGCAGGGTACATATCCATTTTCATATAGACTGACAATGACAGAAAGAGGAATATTTCTATACATTCACGACGATGCTTCTTCGGACCAAGCAGACGATTATGCATGGATTGCAGTTCAAAGAACTGTAAATAATGAAACTGGAATACCAAGAGTTGATGAAGGTTCTAAGTTTCCAGTACATACCATGTATTCTTGTTCGAGAGATTCAATGTATTCTAGGGATGCGGGTGTTTATTTTTCTCAAGATGCGGCAAATTTACAGAACGCAGAAACGGTGGTCAACACAGTATATGATGAAAGAGGTAATACATACAACTTATCAAATTTAGACAACAGCAAAACATTTTATATTCTCAGTCCATACGATAGAGAAGATTATCTTGCAGATGAATATACCGCAAAAAATATTTGGAGATTTGTCGCAAGAGAATTTGATATTTTAAAGCCCACAGATGTTCATAAATTTGCCACTCGACATCAAGTTGACAGCAACGCAGTCATCAATCCACTTGAACAATTATCTATCACGGATGAAAATAGATTTGTCATCACATTTCCCACTGGATTGACAACTCAAAGATTTATGTATCCAAAAGAAGAAATGGATTTAATTTGTTTTTCATCTGCCGAGGTGGTTGCAGAATCAAGTAATATTCCAATGACAACTTACAAGTATGATGGAACAAATATAGATAAACGCAGATATCAAGGTATGAGATCGACAGCTGCATTTGGTAATGGTATGAGAATTATGGCATTAGTGAATGGTCAAAATATCCATAATAGCGATGTAATATTAGATGTAAATGATGCGATAGGGATTGAATACACACCTTAATCACAAAACTAAAATCAACAAAATATTTTTTATAAATATAAGTAAAAAAACTAGATAGGAGACCTTAATGTCTATTGCAAGCGGATTTAGCATTCAAAGAAATGACGTTATACAAGTGCCACATAGGCAACAATACGAAGTTCATAATGCCATAGCAGGAATTTCTGTTTATGTCTTGAGATCATTACCAGATTATAAAGACAAATCTTGGGATTGGGATATTCGCATGGGTGAAGTTAGAATTCATCTGGAAAGAGGATCGGAGGCATTAGGAGTAAATGTTAATAACACTACTTCAACTGGTGTCGGACCAAGTGGTGTTATTCCAACAGAAGATGAAGCCTTTGCAGAAAATTTATACACAGAAGGTTCCTTGATTGCCGGTCGTGGTTCGGTTGAATATGATTCTAAATATGGAGAATTTGGTGCTATTGTATTTGATACACAGTCAGCGCCCATGTCAGGTGAAAAAATAGAAATTTCGTATATAGAAGATGTATCTAAGTTTAAAGGCGATGGCGGATTAATGTTTCAACTTGCACATGATCTCTGTCTACATCCATATAATAGCGCTGAAATTTTTAAATCTCATTTCGGAAACCAAAAAATAATTACTTTGGGACTAGACGGAACTACTGGAAATGAATTTCAAGAGGATATTCCTTTATCAACTGTAGCCGGAGGCAACAATAATAACATTCTGGATGTAGCCAAGGGTGGTTCTGGTGTTGTTGATACAGTTAAAATATATAAAAATCCATTGTCAATAAGATATAATGACTCTTTTACTGGTGAGGGTCTTGAAGCTTCACAAAGAACTGTAAAATATTTGTGGAAAGTTGTAAAAGAACATAGAGAAAGCAATCTAGCACTAGATATGAGTGGCAGTACGGCCGGAATATCTTTTTCTGAAATAACTACAACTGACAGAACTACATATGTCACATTAATGAATGATTTTCCATTAGTGGAATCTGATCTAGGTGCGGGAGAATTTAGAGTTTCTATAAACAATCAATTATTATTAAGTGATGATTGGACCGTTACTTCAGATGATGTTAATAGAAAGGCTACTTTCAAACTGAAAAGAACCGAAGCTATGACATGGGTTGCTGACCTAGCGAATGTTAATGTAAATATTTCTTATATATGGAAAAAGTCTATAGATGTTCCTTTTGGTGCATTGGTAGGTAGAGGTGGTCTGGGACCAAATCAAGTTACTGCCGATTCGGGCGCTGGTAGCGCATCACACATTGCATTCCCACACGATGATAATATTATTGATGATACCGAAGCGGCCCCAAATAAATATTGGGCATTTAGTAGAGCGTTTCGTGGTATTAGTGCCTCCGCGATGGATCCAGCAAATCCACAAAATGCATATTTCGGTTGGCATGCTCCAGTAGCAAATGGCGACCCGCACATTGTCACATCGCAGGCAGATGCGACCAATGCTTTTGTCGGATTGGCCAATGTTTCAGTTATTCCCGCCACAAGTGTTAGACATAAAAATACTGCAAAAATTAAGGATGGCGATTTATTTAGTTTGTCTATGATGGAAAATGAAGAATACGCAAATCCGTTTAAATTGATTTTCCCAGCTCCACTCTCTTCTACCAATGAGATTGACATAAAAAATAAACTCAGGACAATAACCGATAAATTTTTGTTAGAGTCAGATAAAGGTGTCGATTTACTATCGGATAGCAATCTTAGTTTTACTAATAGTTATCATCCCGCAAGTAATAGAAAACCACAAAAATGGCGTTTGAGATTTCAATGGGATCCTTCAACACTGTCTGTAAAAGTTAATGTTGGGACAGAATATCAATTGAGAGATGATTGTAGCATTTCTGCTATGGATGTACGAGATGGAATAAAATCTCCAATATTTAGAGAACCCGGCGAATTATGCGATGTTTATAAAACTCCAGCTGTTGGCCGTGGAGCTAACTTATCAATCTCTCGAGCAAAATCTCAATGGTTTAAAAAACGTCAGATAGAACAAAGTATGGCAAGTACATATCCAATGACATATAAAATTACATGTACTGATCATGGTATGGCTCTTTTTGTATTCGATCAATCTTCAGTAGACCAAGATGATGATTATGCTTGGTTTGTCATACAGAGACATGTTAATCAATCTACAGGAGAACCCGAATTCTCAGACAAATCGCCAGTTCATTGTGTTTATTCGCCTTCAAAGAGACCTGTTGATGTTTCATCTTTGACACCATATTTTGCAACAAAAGATACAGAAGATTTATCAAAACCAGATGCTATCTATAGTTCTTTGGGAAATTTGTATAAGACCGAAGCACCGACAATTTATGTTAATAGAGATGCAACTTTTTTCGATGGAATCGTTAATGCTATTGATTTTAACGGATATGGATATGCTTCAACTACTGCGCGTGGACAGGTAACTCCCACAACATTATCATCTTCTGATATAAAAACAGATTTATTCAGAGGAATAACTGGAAATCAGGGTTCTGCTAGTACAAATCTTTGGTCGGAAAAAGTATGGAATTTCCGAATCGCAGTAGATGCCAATGGCAACTTACCGGAATATGTCGTAGGTCATTATGTTAAAATGGAAATCAACACCGATGGTGATGCCGCTACTATAGAAGATTGGGGTGGTAGAATTAAATTCTGGGATCCGATCGGTGGGTTGTTGACAATTGTTTCCACAAATGATTTACATCTAACTGGTGCCGGCGAAAAATATGACTCAGTGACAGTGCCGCCAGGCGCTGAGAATATTCTTGAGGCTGGGGGTAAAGAATTGGTAATGGGATTGTCTATGTCAGGTGATGTCACTGTTGATTTCACCCCACATGCAGGAACCACATCCCCTTACACATCAATAACAGATGTGACTAGAGAAGCAAAAGGTATGTTGTCAACTATTCCTGTTGTAGAAAAATCTGGGCCAAAATCAGCAGTTACAGATTTAGCGATAACAGGTTTTAATTCATTACCTAGACGCAGAGATACTTCTATTGCATTAGACGCTTCGCCATCGCCAGGATCTGTCACTCAAGTAGCAGGGCCGCCAGCATTCATCAGAGTACCAACTAGTGCTGGTGCAAACTTGCTGGCAAACACCGCGCCAGCTGCGAGTTGGTCGGTTGGCAGTTCGGCTTCAACGATGTCTCAAAATATTGTTTGGCCATCAAATCTGTTAGAAAGAATGTCTACATTTAAAAATTCTTCTGCATCAGGGACCGGAATTGGAAGTGCCGCCGAAAATGTAAATATGAGTAGTTTCAAGAGTGGCGACTCTGCTCTATTAGATATTTTATATACTTCACAACCAGATAATGTAGAAAAAGTATTTGAATCTATGGTGGTATCCCTTGATGATATAGAAATTAAAAGAGATACAAAGGCGTATGTTCTTACATATGATGAATGGGTATTACGAGGCGACCCATCTACTGTTCCAAGATTTTTAGAATCTATGGATGCGGCCGGAGTTACAACTCTTGGTGCAGATTTTAAAATTCCTGCCACTGGCACCACAACTGGTGATTTGCCAAACTTTAATCAATTAATTCCTGGCATGGATCCGACAGCAACAGGCGCTGGTGTAAACAAAATCACATTTAATACAAACAATGCTTCTACTGGTAGAAAGTTTTTTAATAATTGGCAGAATTGGTTTGAGAAGGGCGTAATTCCTACCGGATGGGTTTCAGGCGATGATTATCCAGAATGGACTTTTGCAACTTCTCATTTGGTAAAATCTCAAGATATTGATAGTCTCAAAGATAAATTGCCCGGCGATGTGATATGGACTAATACTATTGTTCGTAATGAATATATGTATGATTTCTGGAATAAGTCTCTTTTCTTTAAAATTTCTCCAAGAGCAGGCACAACATTTTCTATTTCTATGATAAATTACCAAACTGCAAATCCTTCGCAGGGTACTTATATTATTTCTAAACCAGAAGATAGAAATTTTCCAGAAACAAATTTAAATGAAGTTAAATCAATAAACCGATTTGTTGTGAGAGAAAAAGATGTTTTGAAACCTTGGGATTATCATGTTTCTGCAACAATGCACGAAATAGACTCTCATGCTATAATCAACCCACAAGAACAACTTTCAATTACTCAAGGAAGAAATTTTGTATTTTCTTTCCCAACACAATTAACATCTCAGAGATTCTACTATCCAGAAATGGAATTGGATTTGATTTGTGTATCTTCTGCTGACTTTAGTACTCAAGCCGGTTATGTGGAAATAGACAAATATACTGATTCGGATGGTAAAAATACAGATGCTAGTACGGCAGCACAAGAAGCAATGAAAAGTGCGTTTACTGATTCGACTTCAAGTGGTTCATTAGGAAATAGATTTAGTGTTAGTGAAATAGCAGCTGGTGCATATGGTGGACATACCGGGCCCGATGATAAAGTTTACATATGGAAAAAACATAAAAGAAAATATGAAGGAATGCCATCTACCCTACCTAATGGTAATGGTATGAGAATCTTTTTGCAAGTCACTGGTGGGGCAATCCGACACAGTGACGTCGAAGAAGGCACAGCACCGCCCATGACTAGATAATAATCAAAGTATTTTTTATAAATAGAAATAAAACATTTAAGGAGACATAAATGCCAACTTCATTAGAAACGAAGTATCTTTCGGGCGGTTTCTCTATCCAGAGAAACGAAATGATATCTATTCCACAGCAGAAATTTCATCAAAGATTTCAATTTACTAATAAATTTAATCAAACATTTGTACGTCTGGACAAACCAGCACAAGGGTTGGGCCAAGATGAAACAAAACAAATTGATAGAATTCCGCCATATGAAGTACGTTCAGAAGAAAGAAAAGTAGTTTCCGGAACTATGACAACAATTAAAAAACCATTGGCGTATATGTTTTCTCCAATTGATTTGACTAGTAAAGCTGAACTTAGTGTAGAGACTGTAGATGTAACTGGAAAAATTACAAGTATTAGTATTGCGAACGGCGGTGTTGGTTATTCTCCTTCTACCATATTCAATGTTTGTATTAGAGGTGGCGCGCCCGGCGGATCGGGTTCGGTAAATGATTTGAAACCTGCCGAAGTTCTAGCATATTCAGATGGTAACGGAAGAATATCCACAATCGACATTGTTGATGGTGGTGTGGGTTATGAAATGTCACCTTCAGGATTTCCTGCTATCTCAGCAGAACTAGATGAAACTCCTGTCGAGGGTAATTTTATTGTAACAAGATTTAATGGACCACTACAATCAACCGGAGTCGGAGCGGTAACTTCCGCTAATATAAATGGTGCTGGAACTGTTTTGACAGGACATAGGCCTGGCGTTTGGTTCATAAAACATAATACAAACCAACCTTTGACAACTTCTGGATCGGGCGATCTGGCAGGGTTTTCGGGACAATTATACGTCAATAATCAGTCCATTGTTACTAAATTTGTTTTAATGTCATATGGTGAAGGATTCGCAGTAGATGATACAATTACCATACCACAGTCTCAGATCGGTGGACTTGCTGCTGATACCACATCGAATCAAGTTGTTTTAAGAGTTACGAATGTTGCATCACAAGCACAAGTGGAAGCAGATCATGGTTCTGCTATTTGGAGATCTGAAAGCTTTGATTTAAACATGGATGTTATATTAGAATACAATATAGACACTAGTATAGATCTTAATACTCCTAATGGATTATTAAGAAATTTAGCATCTGACTTGTGTTTGCATCCATATGCAAATTATTATACTTCTTCATTTTCTACATTAGAACAGGGTAGTGCAGAATTAACTTTTTCTGGTAGTGGACTTACTGATTTGACAGCTGGCGCCAGTATGGACAATATTATTGCTACTCTAACAGATCCATTGACAAATTTGGCACTTGATGGAGATACCGGATTTCAAATTGAAGATGTAGGGAAAAGAATTATAGAACCATTTGGTAGTGGAACAATGGTAATCACGGATGTTGGTAATGATGATGGCGCCGGTGCAGCAGCTGATTCTACAAGAGATCATAATAGTCATCCAGCTGGTTGTGCCGTTTGTTCATTGACTCCCAATACAGGATCGGCCGATGAAAGAACGACAGAAGAAGTAAATACTTTCTCAATTCCTACTCAACTTACATATAAACCAAAATATTGGCGTTTAGCTATCAAGAAAGATAAATGGACGGTAGGATTTAATTCTGGTGCGGCTGTTAATAATTCGAATCACGAAGGAATGAAACTCAATGAAGGTGGGTTTGAATCACAACCTTACAATCTAATATATCCACATATAAAAGCAGAAGAAAAACTTCATGTTCCTGTTACTACTCTTGGACAACAAAATCATAGAGATGTTATGAGTTGTATTCGTAGAATTGGAGATTTATTTGTCGTAGAATCTGAAAAGGCAACAGATTTACTGTCCTCAACAGATGATATTACTCCTGCTACAACTTCTGTGCCGACAACTGTACATTTGACACCGCCCGTCAGAGATCAACGCAAACCACAGAAATGGCGAATGAGATTTTATTACGATTCGCGGGACGAATACATATATGTTAATGTTGCAACTCCTTTGCAAATATTAGACGATGGGAATTTGACATCAGGGCAGGGACGCGATGGTATTAAACAGGCCATATTTAGACAACCCGGCGAACTAAGTGAAGTTTATTTTAATTTTTCGTCAGAAACTAATAAAGCAAAAAGTGGGTTTTTCAGAAGACAAGGTAAAACAGAGACAGGGATCGAAGGGTCGTATCCTATGGCATATAGATTAACTTGTACCGATCATGGTACTGGATTTTTCTGTTTTGATCAAGCTTCTGTCGATCAGGATGATGATTATGCTTGGTTCGTTGTACAGAGACATGTTAATAATGTTTCTGGCACTATTGAATCGGAAGATGGAAAAACACCTGTTCATTGTTTATATGCTCCATCTAAGAGACCAGATGAAACCAGTAACTACAATACTGGATTTTTTGCTTCTGTTAGTAGTGATACGGATCCTGCCACTGGCGAAACGGTAATGACATCAAAAAGTTTAGATGAAATGGAGATTTATGACGTCAATGGTAGAAAATTGAGGCCAGGAATACCCTTAGATACATCTATTATTACACATTCTGGTCCGGTTCAGGTTAGAGCAGATGCATATCAAAGTGGACAAAATTATTTACAAAAAGGTACTACTGGATATCCACTTACAGATTCCGCAGCACTTGGTTCTGGCGGTTCTCTATCTGGTTTTACTACTGTAAATGATTTCTTTCAATTCCCAGATGTCACCTCAACGAATTATCCAGAAAATGTTGGATGGGCAAACCACACATCCGCGACCGCATCTCCATCTGTTACGGGTAGAGATGGGTGGGCCTTACAATATCCTTCCCAAGTCACTGATACTAATTTTGTTCCTGTAGGAGATTTTGTTACGGCCGATACTGTAACAAACAGATATTTAAGTACAACTAAAGGTACGGGTGATACATCAGTATGGGGTGCTTTGGGCAATGCCGGCAACGGACTTATAAATTATGTTATGGCATGGAATCAAATGCAAGGTCCCTCAAAACTTGGCGTGACACCATCAAGAGTGAGACATAGAAGTTCGACCGGAGTTGATACTTTCTTAGATGCAAATAAAGACTTCTCATTTATCAATAGAGCAGAAGAACCTGCTAGAACGAATCCAGATGGAAAACCAAGAGAATTACCTCTTTCTTCTGCTGTTGCAATTTTTAATCCAAAAACCACTGAAGCAAAAAGACTTGCAGATTCAAGAGCTCATGTTATTATTTATTATACTTCTATCACATACACACCTTCAGGCAGCGATTATATTATTAGATCCAAGCAAGATCCACTGACCGTTGGCGTTGCACTCAGCGGCAACAACCCCCTTACATTGGCCGAAAATATCGCGCAGATGTTGGACGTTGCCGCCACCGTTGGTGGACCATATTCTTTCCAAGAATCAGAATTGCAACCGGTCAGCGGTCGCGGTATTCATGGTGGTGTGACACAGGGATTGGTAGTCGAAAAAGCTCTAGTTAGTGAGAATTCGAACGACGAAGGATCGCTTTTATGTCGTATAGGTAACATTTTAGACAAAGAAACCGTATTGCCACAAGTTGGAGACGAAATTTGTTTTGCTAAAGAGAATGGTAAAAGTGGCGTCAAAGTCGGCGGAAGAGTTTCTGCCGTCATACAAACATTTCCAAAAGATGACACTATGATATACGAATATTCGTGGAAAGGTGCTGGATATAATAATGAATATGCGAATTTCTATGGTAGAAGTGGTGTCAACTCTCACCCATTATTTGAAGTAAATAGACTTAAAGTTTTTGTTAATGGAGTTGAAGCTGATTCTGCTATTTTGGGACAAAATTATAATATTGATAATGATGGTGATATTCAGTTTGGAACTACAACTTCTAGTTTAGAATATTTTGGAGTGCCTAAATCCATGTATGCATATAATGTGTCTGATGATACATTAAAATTTGCGTTACCAATACAAGATAATACTATTGTAAAACTGAGTTATGAAAATTATTCGGATACTGAAGAGAGGGATACTGGAAAAGGTACTTATTTGATTAAAATTCCCGAAGACAGAGATGTTCCTAATATTTGGCAAGATATACATTCTGTCTCCAAAGGTATTTACAGGTTTTGTGTGCGCGAAAGTGATGTATTTAAACCGTGGGATTATCATGTTTCTGCTGTCGTTCCACAAATTGACAGTCCAGCGTGTATCAACCCTGTTGAACAATTGTCAATTACACAAGATAAAACTATAATATTTAATTTTCCGACTCCTTTGGCATCCCAGAGATTTATCTATAGTAATGCTGAATTAGATATTATTTGTGTCGCAAATGCTGGTAGTTCGACTCAGGGTGGTATCATTAAAACATCAGAATCTAAATACGATTTGGATCATATGCAACACAGCGGATATAGAAACTATACTAATGATAAGACATATCCACCTACATTAGATTCATCAACTGCCAGTACAACTCTTGCTTCAACTCAGTTTGGAGAGGATGCAAATGGGTTGACTACCGATGCAAATGTAAGTAAGTCGGCCGGACTCAATCCAGCTGGTGAACCACTCTCATTAAACTATAGAAGAGAATACTACTGGCATAATGTATATCAAGGCGGATTGACTTTGGCAACTGGTCAAAGAACAGGGGCAACAGCTAGTCCGGTTGTTAGAGCATTTGATACTGCCGAAAATTCTACCACAAGAACTTATTTGGGTATGCATTCGACAAAACCATATGGTAATGGTATGAGAATATTTATTCAATGTCGGGGTGGTTCTATAAGGCCTCAATATTCTGATTTCACCCCAAGAGATCAAGTTGCTGTAGAAACTAATACATTTACATAATTATTAGAATAACAAAATTTAAAATAAATAAGAGGGGAACTTAGTTTCCCCTTTTTTTTATAAGAGTACTAATGACAGATATTGCTAATATATTTTTATTCAATGACTTAAAAAAAGTTAGGATTGGAATCGAAAGACCTTCCAATTACATAGCTGTTCCAACTACAGATCCAGAAAATAGAGATTTTAGTCTTTCTATCAATGACAATCTATATGAATTTAGATATCCTTATGGTTGGAACATTCCACAGGATACCGTTTTTACCGAAGGAAACATCGAATATACTTTTCAAACACAAGGTTTGAGACTTTTCGGATATTTTCAAGATCATTGGAAAATTAAAGTAAAATCTAATCTTATTATGGTGTCTGATCTCCCATTCGCTATGGCTACAATAACATTTAATGGCGGAGATATTGAAAAAAATGGTATATCTGTCGGAAATTCTACAACAGTCGTTAATGGAGATACGATTAGAATTTCAGTATCAGATTATATTCCTAATACAAATCAACCAAATATTTTTGACATAGATATATCGGGAATTATTGTCCGATGGATAGTAGAACTTTCCGATCCGCATTTCATGGGATTTGATTCTGAAGTTAGTAGGCCAGGATCTAGTGATAATCAAGAAGTGTCTTATAGGGCTCAGACAAATGTTATAAACTCTATAAAATTTCTTATCGTTAATGTGGTGGAAAAAAACGAATCTATTAGTCACGACATTGAACAAATAAAAGAAATTGTAACCGCAACAATTAGAGAAAATATCTCAGAGATATTAACACATACCATAACTGAATTTGGTATAGAAGAAACGGCAGACATATTTACTTTAAATGAAATTTTAAAAGAAAACATATATGATACCGAAACTCTCATACAAGAAGTGATCGAACCGGCAGAATCTATAACAACAAACGAAATAGATCCAGTTTCAGAAATAGAAACCTTGTCATTGTCAGATATCGATCCAGTATCAGAAACAGAAGTTTCTGCCGAATCAGATATTGGTACAGAAACCGAAACTGAAGTTTCTGCCGAATCAGATATTGGCACGGAAACAGAAACAGAAGTGTCGGCTGTATCTGATGTAGGTACAGAAACCGAAACTGAAGTTTCTTCTGAATCTGATGTGGGTACGGAAACTGAAACAGAAGTTTCTTCTGAATCTGATGTGGGTACGGAAACTGAAACAGAAGTGTCGGCAGTGGCCGATGTAGGCACAGAAACCGAAACTGAAGTTTCTTCTGAATCTGATGTGGGTACGGAAACTGAAACAGAAGTGTCGGCTTTATCTGATATAGGCACAGAAACCGAAACAGAAGTGTCGGCAGTGGCCGATGTAGATACAGAAACAGAAATAGAAGTTTCTGCCGAATCAGATATTGGTACAGAAACAGAAACAGAAGTTTCTGCCGAATCAGATATAGGTACAGAAACCGAAATCGAAATATCTGCTGTATCTGATATAGGCACAGAAACCGAAACAGAAGTGCCGGCAGTGGCCGATGTAGGCACAGATTCGGAAACTGAAATATCCGATGAATCTGATGTGGGTACGGAAACCGAAACCGAAATATCTGCTGTATCTGATATAGGCACAGAAACCGAAACAGAAGTGTCGGCTGTATCTGATGTAGGTACAGAAACCGAAACTGAAATATCCAATGAATCTGATATAGGTACGGAAACTGAAACTGAAAATATTACTACTTCAGACGTTGATAGTATCGAGGAAAAAATAACTGAATTTTTGGCGACTGTCGATAGCGTATCCGAAAAAATAACTACAGATCTTTTGGCAACCGTTCTAGAACAAGTATCGGAAGATATAACTCTTTCTGATACGGAATCGCTCAGCGAATCAGAAATAGTAAATTTATTAGAATCAGAATTTGATAATATTTTAGAAAATGAAAATTTATCAGACATAGATCAAGAAATAATAAATGAAACATTTTCTCTTTTAACACAAGAAGCACTAAGCGAAGTAATACGAAATAGTTTTTTAGATAGACCTATAGCTGATATATTAGACACAACAACCACATCTGATAGAGATAGTGAAAATATTATAGAAACGGTAGATCTTTCTGAACAAGAACAAGATATTGCTAAAGAAATTACGACATCTGTAGATACACCAGATTTAGATGAATCTATCGAAACTATATTAGAAGAAACCAAAGAAGATGCAGGAACAACATCCTCTGATAGTTCCGAAGTTTCTTTAGATTCTGATACAAAGTCAGGCACAGATTCTAGTGAAACAATAGATTCATCTGTTGCAAGTTCTGACAATACTGATACATCTGAAGATGGCACCGTTACATCATCTGATAATTCTGATACATCCGAAGATGGTAATGTTTTATCGGCTGACAATTCTGAGGTAGTTGTAGAAAGATCTATACTTTTAGATTCACCTACAGATGAGACTCCAGAAGTTGCTGCGTTTTTAGATTCACCTACAGATGAGACTCCAGAAGTTTCTGTACTTTTGAGTTCTCCAACTGATGAGACTCCAGAAGTTTCTGCGTTTTTAGATTCACCTACAGATGAGACTCCAGAAGTTTCTGCATTTTTAAATTCGCCTACAGACGAGACTCCAGAAGTTGCAGCCCAAATAAATTCACCTACAGATGAGACTCCAGAAGTTGCAACCCAAATAAATTCGCCTACAGACGAGACTCCAGAAGTTGCAACCCAAATAAATTCACCTACAGATGAGACTCCAGAAGTTGCAACCCAAATAAATTCGCCTACAGACGATACACCAACTGTAGCAGGAACACTTGATCCGCCAACAGATGAGATTTCAGAAGTTGCAGGAACATTTGATCCGCCAGCTGACGATACACCAACTGTATCGGGAACACTCGATCCGCCAACTGACGATACACCAACTGTAGCAGGGTCAGTAGACGCGCCCACGGACGATACACCAACTGTAGCAGGGTCAGTAGACGCACCCACGGACG